CCAGCAATGGAACCATGATTTCACCTGCACCCCATCTGGCACCAAGCTCAAAAAGAACGTATGGAGAAGCAAGACTGTTTGGCGTGATTAGACCTATCAGAACTTTCGATGCCCGAACTTCTGCACGGAGTTGGGCGTCTGTGTTCACGCCAGCAGGCAACCGGTAACCGTCCACGCTGCTGCATCGAATTTGATTCGGCAACAATCCTAGGCCAGAACGTAACAAATCAATTAGAGCCGAAGCCAGAAGTTCATCTTTGCTGCTGTGAGAAATCAGAACAAGCAATTTTCTCTCCCCGCTTGTGACCGGGCTTGACGGTGCCGCCGTCAGATCAAGCTCAAGTTCCGCGACGCAACTCTTTAATGAAGATTCATACGCCTGAAGACGTGCTTCAAAATTGCTTTGGTTTCGGGCGTGGTCAATGTAGTTACCCATTTGCAAAACGTACGAGCCTGCCGAGCTACCTAAGCAAAACGCTCTGTAGTTTGGGCTTCCGCTACCAAAGGAACGCATTACAAGCTTTGATGTTAGTTGGTACAGTTCTCTTTCCGCAGCGCCCGCCGTGCGATAATCACGGCCCTTTAGTTCTTGCACCTTCGCTAGTTGGGCCTTGAGCACTTCGTAGGCCCTATCGGGTGAAAAATCCGGCGGTGTTTCCGGTGGCTGGGTTCGTTTGGGTGGCAACGAAAAGTCTCCCTAACTCATAGACTCACCTAGATTCTACGCCGTTTCTGTTTGGTCTGTACTGCCAGCCCTTCTTCAAACGAGACGCCAAGAGTCACCCGAAGCGAAAGGCCAAAAAGCTGTACTGTTTCGCACAGTATAATTTCCAGTTCTATGCCATCTTTAACAACCCTGGTCCATAAGCGCACGAAGAAACATCTTGACGAGAAGGCGCTGTCCAGCGTCGAGCAGGAAATGGCCAAGCCCCGCTTAGCTGCGTCCGTTCGGGAAGGTATTGAGAAGAGTCCCATGACCGCCGATGCGAAGTTCCGTATGGGAGAATTGCTCCACAACCACAACACCAGTGAAGACGGCCTAGTCACAAGGGTGTACGAACTTGAGGGTGCGATTACATACGAAGTTGCAGTGCCCGTTATACGCGATACTTGGGCAGGCAGCCACTACGTTTCCGACTGGGACGAGAGTGCCTTAGAGCTTTCCAGCAATGCCAGCCTCACGTCTTCGGGCAAGCCCCCAAGGGACTGGCCCTCTTAGCGGCGTTTTGCAAACCGCTTAACAACCAACTCCGCTGGTCGTAATTCCAATAGTTACTGTTGTGGTACGTACGGCCTATTGGACCGCTCACGGCCCGGTGCGATAATTTCCACGCTGAACAAACACAACCCAAGGAGACACACCGTGAAAACCCAGAGCAAGGAAAAACGCGCATTGATGTTGGCGGGCCATGACGTGATATACATTCTGGAACCGATGGTGGACCGCGTAATGGCCGAAGGCTCAGAAGGAAAACCGCTCTTTGATGCCGTGGCAGCCTCTGCCGAACGTGTTCTGAGAAATTCCCTGACAGATGCCGGTCTTCCGGTAAACGTACGCACCGGCGTGCAACTGCGCACGACTACGATTCAGAAGGAAGCCAGACGCATAGCGAAGGCGCTGATTAGAAGACTAACCGTTGTGGACTTGGACGCGGTACCACCCTTTGCCGAGCGTCATGGACTGCCCGCTGCCGTGGCCGCTGCATTAGTTTCGCGCTACGGGCCGATTTAAGGCCGGCGTCCCGGTTCTGCACCTGGAAGGGCATCCCTTGGGTGATAGGCCGGGAAAAGCCGGTATCCGGTGCCGGGCCAGCCTCCATACGCTCATTAGCTGTCCATGTCAAGAAGAAAGTTGACTTACACGCAGTTATGTGGTATACTTGTTGGGTGAGTCAAGGTTGGGCCGGTTAGGAACCACCCGCTTAGACCCACCAATCGTGAAGGCGGTCAGCCGATAACACGCGGGCTGGCCGTTTTTGTTTTTAGAGGCAGTGGCACGCGGCTTACACCGGGCCACCGAGAATAGGCAGAGTATGAGTTGGCACCACGCAAAGAAGGCGGTCAGAGAACGGATTGCCAAGAATCAACAGCGCGTTCGCGGCGTCCATGACCGGGAAGAGCGCGAAGACGAAGCGATACGCGCACTGAACCGGCAGGCCGCAGAGAAGCCGCAGATCACCACCAAGAAGGTTACCGAGATATGAAAAGCAACGGCGTGAAGATCACAGAATTGATGTCTATGGCCGGGCTGACCGGCAACCAGGTTGAGAGTGCATTCCGTGAGTTAGAAGAGCTTCGTCTTGTGCGCAGAATCCCTACGGCGACCGGCTACCGCGTCGAAATGCTTGACCCGAATTCTGGCCTGCCCTTTGACCCGAAGACTGGAAAGGTCTGCAGGCTATGAGGGGGGATTTTTCCGTCCAGAGGCCATTTTATAGGGGGGATTTTTCCGTTTCAGGAACGGAATTTTCCACGGTATCAGAAGCGGGGAGCCTTGCAAACAAAGGGCTTAGAAAAGTCGCTTATCTGTTGCCTCTATATATATCTAAGGATGATTCGATGATGCTAGAGGCTGTTGGCTTTGCGACTGGCTTTCTGATTGGTTTGGAGTTTGGTTTTGTGGTTGGAATGGTGATGGGATGAGCAAGATTTTTTGGAACGAATTGTGGACAAAAGCAGTAGAGCTTATGGCTTTCCCAGCCTTCATTTTTTCTGGAAGTGTCCCAGCTTTGAGCCGGGTTGAGCTTGCCGTCTACTCTGTGGCCTGCCGGATTGCCAACCGAAGTGCGAGCAACTGCCGATTTGCTGTCTCAGTCAGTCAGTTGAGCAAGGTCACCGGACACAGTGACGAAAAGCAAGTGCGAGAAGCACTGCGTGGTCTTGTGACAAAGGGATTCATCCGGCCCTATGGAATACGTAAATGGAAAGAGCCACAGGCATACGAACTGTGCCACCCAGAAACATCTGAAGGTCTGGCCAGCAGCAGCACAAACTTTAAGCATTGGGTGAAACTTCGCACGGCGCTGCACCGGAGCAAGATCGGCTATTTCTATTTTCCACTGGCCACGTATGAAAAGTTGCCAACCATGCGCGGTTCTACTTTTGCTTTGTTGGTGGCCGTCGCACGCATGGCGAATCTGAACGGCAGGAGCTTTCAACTGAAGTCAGCAGAGTTGCGCGACCTTGCCGGGCTGGACCAAAAGACTTTCAAAACGGAAGTGGAAGCGACGCGAGAGAACTGGGTGCAGTTTGGATTCACGGACGGCGGCAACAAAATCGTGGAAGTGTTCATCCTTGACCCAGCAACCGGCAAGAGCCTAGATATATTGGAAGCAGAGATAGAGGCGCAGGAAAACGCGGAGCGCGCCGAACTGTTCCGGCAGAACCGTGCCAAGAACGGAAAGCACTCACCTGTGAATCTGTTGGCGTGGTTTCTGTGGGCTACGCAAATGAACATGCACCACGCAGCCGGTGGCGAGCTTCGCGGCACATGCCCGGTCTGCCACAACCACAAAACCATGAAGCCCGCGTTTCACGTGAACTTTTTCAAGGGCACTCACGGAGTGTTCAGGTGTTTCGAGTGTCGCTATTCCGGCAAGGTTCTTGACGCGATTGTAGACCGCGTTGGGATGATTGCTGCGCTGCTCAAGTTGGAGATGGTCCACATTGAGCAGCCCGCTGAGATGGCGAAAGCCACGGAGTTGCTCAGGGGATACGGTGCTGATGGCCGATACATGGCCGCATGAAGCCCGGTGTAAACCACGCGCTGCACGCGGTGCGCGGAAATTAGTTCACATATGAGTAACAACAATCAATGTATACCAACTATATCTGAAAAACCGAGCCCCCAAGTCCTTTGTTTCTGCGTGGATACATGATAAACCGGTTGACCTTGGGGAAAAGTCACTCAAAATAGTACCGTAAGTAGCTTATAATCAACAACATAACTTCTGTGTCAGGGACGACACGCTGAAAAGGGTACTGCTGGTACATCGAAAAACGATGCAAAAGGCCAGTGTTGATACGGTTTAATATGAAAACACCTACTTGCGAAAAAACAAACCCATGAGATAATGAGCGCAGTGTAAATTTGAATCAGCAAAGAACTGTCTAGGTTCTGCAAGTTCGGCAAGCGCACTTAGTGCGTTTCGTTATGGCCCACATCTTCCTGATGCTGGCCAGTACCCGAACCCCAAACAAAAATGATCTTGAGCTTGCCACTGAGCGTCCACCGCGCAATGGCCAAGAACGCTAGAACTTAATTGCGTTTACGCGTCTAGACCCGCGTCAAACCGGCAATCCACCGATTGCGTTTTATGCGTTCTGCGGAAGCGGGACAGGCCCGAACCCTGTCCCACTATCCGTCTCTTTCTATTTCTGTTTTTGATTTTGGCCCGTCTTTCCGCGAAAGCGAATTTCAGCGGGTCATCAACACGCGCTGCCTCTGGTGGGGATGCGAAAGCAATGTCTCGTAAGAGGCTCAAACCATCGCGGCGCGTGCGTGCTAAGTCCAGCGTCTAACTAACCCTTAGGCGCTGGCCTACTTTTTAAGTTCCCCGCCGTAAGTTCATATCACGTGTCCTTTGGCGGGCCGGGCACGCCTTATCCGCGTGCCCCATTGATTTTGGCGCGATAAAACGCAGCCAACCTTGGGCCACGGTTTTTAGGTAACGGGAATTACCCTTTCGCCGTGGCCCTTGTCTCTTTTGTGTTTGGAAGGAAACTACAGTGGCAACAAAGCGTGTAGATCGTTTCGATCTTGGCCCGGAGTCTTTCGCGTACGTTGGCGATGAGAAGGACACTTCCACATGGAAGATGCCCATTCATTTTCCCGGCGACAACGAAAAAACCATCAACCACATTAAGAACGCGTTTTTTCACTTTACGATCACCAAGATTCCAGACGGTGAGCGAGCAAGCGTATGGCGAATACTAGCCGGGTGCGCGAAGGCGCACGGCATTCCAGTTGGAGCGCAACCGGCATCTGCTGCGCCCGGCACAGCACATCCAGAAACCGCGAAACGTTTGGATGTTGAAGACTTGAAACTGAAGCAGGCTCGCGCCGTTGGATTGCTGGCCGCCGAAAAACTTTTGAAACGGATGGGATACGCATGAGCACTGAAACAACGGAGCGACGAACAGAGCTATTGGTGTTGGATGAACTTCGGAAGTCTCTTGAGTTTGCCAGAGATTTTTTCAAAGCTCGCGGCAGAGCAATCTTAGCCGGTCATCTCGATTGCCAACTCCGGTACATGAACAGCGCAGAACTGTACCAAGACATCGAGAACCACGAAGAAGAGCTTGCAACAGTGAAAGCAAACTGACAGAGACGCCATGACAAAACAACGCCATTACCCAACGAAGTTTTACCTGCTGCTTCGCAACATCCTTGAATCATCCGAAGTGTTGTCAGACTACTGCCAAGAGAACGGCGAAAACGATCTTGCAAACTTCTTCTGGCGCAGGAATGGATTCGATGGCCTGCGGTCACACATGGAAGCCATGATTGAAACCCACGAACCCAGTTTCAACGGCAAGACAGAATCGCGTGAATCAAGGCTGCGGCTGGCCATAGAGCGCGGCCAAAGACGCAGGAAGCGCGAAGCAGCAAAGCTCAACAACAAGAAGTAACCAACCGTGCCATTCAAAGCCCCGATGTTCGGGTCACGTGCTACCAGTGTGCCCGTAAGACAGATTGAGAAGGACGAAATTGACCGGCTATACGATACGCGAAGGTGGAAACGATTTAGGCAGTGGATACTGCGGCTGAATCCGATCTGCCAGCGCGTCGTGGATGCCCGGCAATGCATGACCTTCGCCACAGAGTGTCACCACGTCGTTTCACCAAGGGTTGACCCCAGCAGGTTCATAGACGCCACCAACGTGTTGATGCTGTGCAAGCGGCATCACCCGAAGACGCAAGGCGAAGACTTCACCAAAGGCCACACCTACCTGCCTACCGTGACTGAGTAAAGGTCTAGAAACACAGCGCATTTGCTTGGTTTTGCTTCGGTTTGTCCACGCTTCTGCCTTGGTTATGGCCGGTTCTGGCTATTTCTTATGGCAGGGGGGCATGTCTTTTGTAATCAACGATGTCTGGCAGCCACGCTCAGGCTCAAACGCGTTTTCGCAGGTTGAAAACTTTTTTACCCCCGCAGATTGTTAGGAGTTTTTGTATGTCTGGTCCAAGTCCGATGTCAACCGAGATGAAAGAACTGCGTGGCAATCCCAGCAAACGCGCACTCAATAAGCTGGAATCCAAACCGCGCACCGGCGAACCGCCAATGCCCCGTGGTCTGGGCCGCGAAGCTAAGCGCGAGTGGAAGAGACTCAGCAAAATGTTGCTCAAGCTGGGAGTGCTGACCGTCGCTGACGGTGACGCGCTGGAAGGTCTGTGCGAGAGCAAAGTTTCATGGCGGCAGGCCGTTGATGACGTTAGGAAAAACGGCATGGTCGTCAGCGTGGAAGCGGCATCCCGCAAGGGCGCAGTGACCGTGCAGAAAAAGAATCCGGCCATCTCCGTGATGCAGGCCGAAGCCAAGACCATCAAGAGCTACTTGGAAGCATTCGGCTGCACACCAGCTTCAAGAACGAAAGTCAGCACGAACCCCAACACAGATAGTTTCTCTGACGGTCTGTCCGATCTGAGCGACGAATTAGACAAGCTTGTTGTGAACTAAGTGAAAAACGATACCCAGAAACTTCAAGCTGTCCTTCTTCACGGGAAACTGCTTCGTGCAACGTTCACGCAGCGGCAGGTGCCCGGCAAGACTGAGCTTGTTACCCTCCGCGCATTGCTGGAAAGCGGCACCAAACTTCCAGCGGCAGTGCTGGCAGCATGGCAAAAACTGAAACCGCTTTACGTGGAACCTGAGCACAACGACTACGCTCAACAGGTGCTGTCTGGCGAGATTATTGCCAGCAAGTTTGTGAGGCAGGCCGCTGAAAGATTCCTTGGTGACCTTGAAGACGGCCACAAACGCGGCATCTTCTATGACAGCGAGGCGGCACAGAACATCACCAACTTTTTTGGTCTTCTCCGTCACAGCAAAGGTGAATGGGCTGGAACTGTTCTCCAGTTGGAACCGTGGCAGAAATTCATCACTGAAAACCTTTTTGGCTGGAAAAAGTCCGATGGCTTGCGGAGATTCAGGACGGCCCACGTTGAAGTGGCACGCAAGAACGGAAAGAGCACGCTTCTTGGCGGCATCGGTCTTTACTTGCTGGTTGCTGACGATGAACCCGGCGCTGAAGTGTATGTGGCTGCCACGAAAAAAAAACAGGCTCGCATCATCTGGCAAGTTGGCGCTGACATGCGTGACGCAAGCCCCGTCTTAAAAGAAACAGTGGGCTGCGTCAGAAACAATCTTCACCACGCGAAGTCACGGTCTAAATTTGAGCCGCTGTCTTCGGAAGAAAATACTCTTGATGGTTTGAACGTTTCGGCAGCGTTGTGCGATGAGCTTCACGCTTGGCCAACTCGCGGCCTTTACGATGTGTTGAGCACTGCAACCGGCGCAAGGCGTCAGCCTTTGCTTTTCTCAATCACCACAGCAGGCTTCAACAAAGAGTCTGTCTGTTGGAAAAACCGTGACTACGGCACCAAGGTGCTGACCGAAATAGTAGAAGACGATTCGTGTTTTGTCTTCGTCGCCTGCCTTGACGAAGGCGACAACTGGGAAAACGAAAAAGTTTGGCCCAAAGCAAACCCGTGTCTTGGCGTCAGTTGCAAAATTGAAGACCTTCGCACCAAGGCGAAACAGGCCGCTGAAGAACCCACGGCACTGAATGACTTCCAGCGTCTGCACTTGAACCTGTGGACGCAGCAGGAAACCCGCTGGATGCCCATGAAGAAATGGGATGAGTGCGGCGGTATTGAGGAAGGCGAAGACCCGAAGACAGCGCGTGACCGTTGGCTTCAAGAGCTAAAAGGCTGTGAATGTTACGGCGGCCTTGACCTTGCAACCACCGAAGACGTTGCAGCGTACGTGCTGGTTTTTCCAGCAACGTCAGACTATCCGAAAATCCGAATGCTACCGTGGTTCTTCGTTCCCGGTGACAGGATTCAACAACGCGTTCGCACTGCCCGCGTGCCGTATGACGCGTGGGTACGGCAAGGATTCATGACTGCCACCGAAGGCAACGTCATTGACTACGGCTACATCCGGCAACGGGTCAACCAAACAGTCTCTGACTACGACCTGAAGATCATTGGTTTTGACGGCTGGAACGCGAAGCAGTTGACACAAGAACTGAGAGAGCAAGACGGCGTGAAGATGGAAGAGTTCCGTCAAGGCTTCGCGCATCTGAACGCACCAACCAAAAGCACGCTGCGCATGGTGCTGGCCGGTGAGATTGCACACGCAAAGAATCCGGTGCTGCGTTGGATGGCCAGCAACGTGGCTGTGACCACAGACCACAACGGAAACCTGAAGCCTAGCAAGGAAAAGAGTGCAGAGAAAATAGACGGCATCGTGGCACTCATTATGGCAATTGGTGAGATGGACGCGAACCCGGAAGAAGGCTCTGTATACGAACGGCGCGGAGTCATCACGTTGTGAAGAAGCCCTTATACATCGTGTACGAACCAAGCGTTTTTTGGTATTTGCGGGTTCCCATTGCTGTGCAGAAGTTGAATCGCAAGAAAAAGAAGCAACTCAAGAGAGAGAGAGTTTATGAGCAATGAGACTGTAAAGCGCGAACACAGGTTTGCGTCTGAAGTGCGCGCCAGTTCATCTGACGCAGGAAAGAAACTCAGTGGCTATGCCGCTGTGTACAACGTTCCCGCCGTGATCGGTGGACAGTTCAACGAAGTGCTAAG